ATGGGACCCCGAATTGTACAGGTGTTGGCTCGGCCAATTTGATTCCGAAAAACAAGCTAGAATGGAAAAAGAATACAGGAATCAGGGTTTACAGCGGTTGTCCAACTATAGTAGAAAGGAAATTTTTACTAAGATCGAATCCCTCGTTAAACCATTTGACACGGTGGCTCCGAGAGTCATATTCAAAGGCACAGATTATTACAACATGATCTCGGGCCCAATATTTAAGGTGCTGTTGGAAAGGTTAAAAGAGTGCGAGAACAACGTGAAAGGTTTGCCTTTCTTGTTAGCGTACAAACAACATGCACCCGAAGTAGTGGGTTTCCTTGAGAACGGTGGTTATAAGAGTGTCATTGAAGCTGACTTCTCTGCCAACGACAAGACTCAGGTCAAAGATGTCATGGAGATGGAGGTTGAATTGATGCAAAGGTTGGGCGCACCCGGTTGGTTTGTTGACTTGCATAAGGCAAGCAACAAATTTTTAGTGACTAATTCGAAGTATGGCGTGTCCGCCATCGCTGAAAACATGTTACCAACTGGTGCGACAGACACAACGTTTAGGAATTCTTTCTTGAATTTGAGCATATTCTATGCTTGGGCCAAGAAATACAAGGTAAACGCTCGCGTAGCTATACTCGGTGATGATATGATAGCTGTGTTAGACAGGAGAGTTAGGAGGTGTGCTTACCATTATGAGCAGGTGGCACACATGGCAAGGATGAAGGCTAAGTGTACTACTGGCCGTCATCTGCACAACATGCACTTCTTGAGCAAGCACTTCGTGCCTGTGATGAGGGGAGAGCATGCCCATGTTATGTTACCTTTTATTGGTAAGATCCTAGCAAAGTTTAACACTCGGCCAAATTGTAACCAGTCGGTCTCAGATGATGAGTACATGGCTGGTAAGTCATTGAGTCACTGCTATGAGTTCAGATTTTGTCACGTTTTAAGAGATTTGTTCGTCGCCAGAGCAAATTATCACTTACAACGGTCCGGTGGCAAGTACAGCCTCGAAGGCGTCACGTATCACGTGCGCGTCTTTTCGGTACACAAAGGGTTGATCGAGTCTATGCTCGACAATTCGACCGCTTGGCCAGACTTAGTCACCTCTCAAGATCTGAATTTGTTTTGGTTAGGGCTCGCCGATGTCACCTTTGGCGATCTTTTCGGGCTTATTCGTCAAGTTATACTCGGTACTGTATTCGTGGAGTTAGATCATTTCGCGCTTACCGTCCTCCAGGATTATTAGGGTTCACCCATGTGATCCGGAGGAACGCCAGTGCGACCCGGAAAACTCACAATACAATACCGCCCCAATATGCCTAGTTTCGCAGAAG